ACTGGCAGCACGCTGCGCGCATGGCCTTCGTCGGCGTTACAGACAGCTTCGAGGCGTACTACCAAGCCGTGCGCCGATGCTACCGATTCGGCCAGACCCGCGAGGTCATGGTGCATATCTTCGCCAGTCAACTTGAGGGCGCTGTAGTAGCGAACCTGAAACGCAAAGAGGCTGCTGCGCTGGCAATGGGCGAGCAGCTTTCCACAGAAACCCGCGATGCCGTCCGCGAGGAAGTTGGCGGTAGTGAACGCAAGACCAATCCCTACAACGCACGGACGCATATCGCTGCGCCGGCATGGCTGACTACGGAGAAAGCGGCATGAATTGCATCAATCAGACGATCACCGATCAATACGCGCTTTACCACGGGGATTGTGTGGAAGTGTTGCGCGGTCTTCCCGAGCACAGCGTGGATTACTCCATATTCTCGCCGCCGTTTTCGAGCCTGTACACCTACAGCAACAGTCCGCGCGATATGGGCAACTGTCGTAACGATAGCGAGTTCTTTGCGCACTTTGCTCATCTGGTGCGCGAGTTGGCCCGAATCATGAAGCCAGGCCGCAACGTGAGCTTTCATTGCATGCAGTTGCCGACTAGCAAGGCGCGTGATGGTGTGATCGGTTTGAAGGACTTTCGCGGCGACCTGATTCGCGCATTTCAGGGCGAAGGCTTCGTGTATGCGAGCGAAGTCGCGATTTGGAAAGACCCTGTAACCGCCATGCAGCGCACCAAGGCACTTGGCCTGTTGCACAAGACAGTGCGCGAAAACGCCAGCATGAGCCGCCAAGGAATTGCCGATTATCTGGTGACGATGCGCGCACCCGGCGACGTGGACGCAGATGACCGCGTTAAGCATGACCGCGAAGATTATCCGGTTGATCTATGGCAGAAGATTGCCAGCCCGATCTGGATGGATATCAACCCTAACGACACCCTGCAATTCCGAAGCGCCCGCGAGCATGACGATGAGCGGCACATCTGCCCGCTTCAGTTGGAAGTGATCCGGCGCGGTATCCAGTTGTGGACGAATCCGAATGACGTGGTATTGACGCCGTTCCTTGGCATCGGCTCCGAGGCGTTCGTGGCTGCAGAGATGGGCAGGCGCGCTATCGGCGTCGAATTGAAGGGCAGCTATTACGAGCAGGCGGTTCGCAATCTTGACTCACTGGCCGCGCAAGGCGGGTTGTTCGAGGCCGCATGAAAACCACGAAGCCACTCCAGCGCAAGACGCCACTCCGCGCCACGACGATCAAGGCCAGCAAGCGCCGTCCGGCTCGCCCGAAGATGACGCCGGCCCGTGCCAATGCACGCGGGCAGGATTGCACGCTGCAACTTCCCGGCTGCTATCCGGGGCCGGATAACGATCAAGTCCAGTTGTGCCATCTGCGCATGTTTTGCGGCGGCGGAACGGGCCTGAAGCCACACGACAGCGAGGCCGTGTTTGGGTGCACGCATTGTCACGACTTGATTGATGGCCGGGACAAAAACGGGCTCTATCTATCGGAGGAATTCCTTTGGGCGTCGGTTGCATGGGCGCTCATCCGCACACTTCGCGCCCAGCGTGAGTCAGGCATTCTTATTTTCAAGGGAGAAAACTGATGCGCCCAGCAAGACAAGTCGAATGGCTTCACATGCCCGACGGTGAATGGGCACAGTGCGGCAAATGCGCTCGCAAGGGTTACGGGATCGACTCATTCCACCCGTACACCAGCGAGTTCTTTCCGATGCTCCACGGCAAGCTGCTGACCGAACGGTGCAAGGCGTGCGCGGATGAATCGGCGAAAGGGATGCACGGCATCGTGCCGGAACGGGAGGCGGCATGAAGACGCTGATTGACAAGATCATGGAAACGTTGAGTGACGGGCCGGGAACGACGGCAGACATTGTTCTAGAGACTGGTATTACGGCGGAGGATGCCGGCTCACGGCTTAGCAAGCTGTACAAGCGCGGAAGACTCGCGCGTGTTGAATACAGCGTTCCCGTGTTCGCATCGAAGGACACCAAAAACCGGCAAGTGTGGATGTACTGCCTGCCAGAACATTCGAGGTGGGCGGCATGAACGGGCTTCGGTTCAAGGTGGGGGAGCTGGCGATTGTTGCGGTGGATATCCATGGTGGTGGTGCTGCCGGAAACATCGTGGAGATCCTTAAGGTAGGCCCGATCGCTTGTTGGGCTAGCGATGGCATATTCGGAACATTCGATTACGAAACTTCATCGCCACGTAAAGAATGGGAGTCCGCGTTCTGTATGGATATCGAGCTGCGCAAGATCGACCCGCCCGCCGAACCTGCAAGCCTGAAGCGCCACGAAGAGTGCGAGGCGGCGGCGTAATGGCCCGCCCAGCCGTCAAGCCAAAGGCGATAAGCGTGCTGGCCATCGACACCGGCACGCTGCAATCGGGCTATGTCGTGTACCTGCAAGGCGGCGGCATCCTGGCGCATGGCATCTTGCCTAACCACGAGATACGCGAGTTGGTGAAACAGTCCGATGCGGACGTGCTGGCGATGGAGGAGTTCGTCAGCTACGGGTCGGTAGTGGGGCAGGAAACGATGGAGTCGATCAAGTGGAACGGTCGGTTTCAGGAATGCTGGCCGTGCCCCGACGAAGTGATCTACGTCACGCGCATGGCGGTCAAGAAACACGTCTGCGGGACGGGCAGGGCGAAAGACCCGCAAGTACGCGAGGGTCTTATCAAGCTACTGGGGCCGCAAGGGGTCAAGGCGAATCAAGGGCCGACGTACGGCATCAAGTCGCACGAATGGTCGGCGCTGGCCGTGGCGATCACGGCACTCGACGCGATGGGGTGATGCCATGCGCTGCCAACAACGGGGGACGCGAGAATGAATTACACAGAGTTTTGCGGGTACGTGAGGCGCGTAGAACGTGAGCTGATTCAAACATTCGGCGTTCCCCCGTCTGACGCGGCGGATATTGCGCAGTACATGGAAGCAGCATCGGTATGTGCGGAGGCGAAAGTTCGGTCAGACGTGCAATTCGAGATGAACTTTCGCAAGCACGGTCCCGCCGTGATGACGCAGCGAACGGGTAAAAGCAGGCAGGCGCTACGCAAGCGGTTCAACCGGATCAATCACGACAAAATGGAAACCGCCGTTTCCCCATAGGTTGTCGCGACTCCGGTTAACTGGCATTCAACCACAAGAGGGTTGATGCAATGAGCGACGGCCTGAATTATCCGGATTACCTGTACGGCGATGCGCTGGCGAATAAACCCGGCCAGCAGAAGCCCGATTCCGCCCAAACGCACATCGTCAAGGCGATGGAGCAAACCGCCAGCGCCAGCGAGCACCTTGTCGCCGCGCTGCGCCTGCTACGTACTGCCGCGTCCACGGAACATGGACAGCCGCGAGAGGCGTACGAAGCGCAGACCGCCTGCGATGTCGAATGGTCCATCAAGCGCGGGGATTATGTGCCGATGACCTGCGAAGGCAACGCCTACCTTGCGGAATTCGGCCCGAACGTCAAGGAACACCGCCGCGTGGCCGATGCTGACGAACTGCGCAACTACGGGATCGGCGACGTTGACCAGATCAAGGCGCCCGATTTCCAGATTGAGCAGACGCCGCACGGTTGGCGCTTTGTGCATGACGCCACGCCACGCCACCCGATGATGGCCGAGGTGGATCGCATCATCGGCACGGAATTGCACCCGTTGTCTGGCCCGGAGCCGCGCCTGTGAGCAACGCAACCGAAGTTCGCGGAGGCGGCGTGACATTCCTTGGCCTGCTGGCCATCGTGTTCATCGCGCTGAAACTGGGCGGCATCTTGAACTGGTCATGGTGGGCCATCCTCGCGCCGCTGTGGGTGCCGTGGGCGCTGGTGATCCTGTTCGTAGCGATTGCACTGGCCGTGTCGGTGAAGACATGAGTACGCAAAAGGTGAGCGACGACGACCTGATTGCAGCGATGGAGCAACACGGCAGTATCAACAAAGCCGCGAAGGCGCTGGGAATGGCGCGGTCGGGATTGCAGTATCGCGTCAAGCGTCTGGCATTCAAGGGGTATTCGCCCGATCACGACATGGTGCATGCCGTGCCGGATGGCTACGTCGCCAAGGGCGTCAGCACGTACTACAACAAGGATGGCCAGCCGACCGCACAGTGGGTTAAGTCTGGCATCGACGAACAGCGCCGCAAAGCGATCATCGAAGAATCGTACAAGGCGATGATTGCGGACATGAAGCCGCTGGCGCCACGCAAGCCTGACCGCAAGGATTACCGCAGAGACATCCTGGTGGCGTATCCGTTGGGCGATCCGCACGTCGGGATGCGGGCATGGCTCAAGGAATGCGGTGCCGACTGGGATCTGGCCATCGCGCAAGACGTGCACCGGCAAGTGGTGGACGATCTGGTATCGCGCTCCACGCCAAGCGAGCAGGCGTTGCTGGTTAACCTTGGGGATCTGCTGCACTACGATTCCATGATGCCAGTCACCAGCCGCAGCGGGAACATGCTGGACGCGGACGGGCGCTACAACAAGATGATTCGCGTGGCTACCGAGGTCATGGTGCAGTTTGTCGAATCGGCATTGACGCGGCACAAGCGCGTGCACGTTATCAGTGCCATTGGCAACCACGACGAAACGGGCGCGCAATGGATGGCGCTGCTGTTGGAGCAGCGGTACTTGCGCGACAAGCGCGTGACCGTGGACACCTCTCCGTCAGTGTTCAACTACTACCGCTTCGGCCAGAACTTCATCGGCGTACACCACGGTCATACGGTGAAGAAGGTCGATGCACTACCGGCCATCATGGCGACCGACCGCCCGAAAGACTGGGGCGAGTGCAGTCACCGCACATGGTTCACCGGACACGTTCACCACGAAGCGGTGAAGGAGTTTCCCGGCTGCATGGTGGAAACCTTCGGCACGCTAGCCACGGCTGATGCCTACGCCACCGCTGGCGGCTGGCGCTCACGACAGAACGCCTACGCCATTGAGCTGCACGAAGAGGCTGGCGAGATTGACCGGCACCGATCCAATCCGCTGATTGCGTGTGCGGGCCTGCCGACGTTGAAGGATGCCGCATGACCACCGCCGAAGCCCTGGCCATCCTTCGCCAGCACAACGCATGGCGTCGCGGGGATGAGGGTATCGAACAGGCCGATCCGCACGCGATCGGCGAGGCTATCGACGTTGCCGTGACCGTGCTGGCGCAGCTGGTGGACGCAGAAAGGAGTGATGTATGACCACCGCCACGAAAGCCGTGCTGGCGCATCTGGCCAACGTGTACGAGGCCGTATCCGTCCCGGACGTTGACCAGCGCGTGGCCGCGTACTGGTGGGGCGCACATGACCCGGACGTGGCATGGTGGCTTAGCATGTGCTCGAAGATCGCGCCCGAGGCTGTGTCTCCATCGCTCTACGTCGCCCACGTCGCGGAGGACTTGAGCCACAAGCGCGACGTGAAGGACTGGGGCTACATCGAGGCTGCGCGCTGCGCCAGTAAGCCGCCTCAAGGCGCTGTCAGGCAGCGCGCCAGCGTGGAGGGCTACAGTCCCACATGGGGACACCAAGCGGCCCGTGACGGCATATCCATCGCGCTGTGGGGGCATTTGGTCGAGTACATCCCCGGCATCAACCACCGTGCACGCCACTACGGCTGCGGGAGTCAGGCATACCAGCGCATCCGCGACGGGGTATATGCCCGTACATCCGAGCTGCTCACCCTGTTTCGGCAGGATATGGACCAGTGTTGCAAAGGCAACTTCAACCGGGACTTTGCAGACCGTTGGGAGATGAAGACAGGGAGGCCATTTCGCGGGCTTTAACTGGGATGGGGAAACGGTCTAACGTGCTATACCTAGTAGGACGGTGCGAAAAGTGGCACAGACCACCGAACCGTTACGGCCCGCGCCACTGCCGCAAGGTAAGCGCGGGCTATCTTTTGCGGCAGACCGGACGATAGCGCCGGCCTGAGAAGGATGGGAGAACCCGTCCGTTCCGCTAGTGTCTGACCGCGAGCCAGTCTCGCCAGTAGGACACCACCGGGCCGATACATACGGCTCTTTGAACAGTCGAGAGATTGATCCGCGCACCCGGCGCGTTATCCGGGCTTCAAATTTGCAGTATTGGGCATAAACCTACCCAAATCGGGCTAGTTTTGCCATATACGCCAAGTTTCGGGACGCACGGAAACACGACCACGGTTAGCTGCCGTGGTGGCCACCGGATGCCGCTAAGCCGCAGCAAGGCCATAAACCGGACGTGCGCAGGGTGGGACGCCACCCGTTCCCGATCTATCGAGACAACCCATGACCGACGAACCCGAGGTTCCTGAAGACGAGGAACTGGAGGCAACGTGGGAATACTTGGGCGATTCCGAATACGTCGAGGTCGAGGGTGCGCAGATCATCGCGCCGAAGGGCTGGGGCGAGTTTGCCGACCAAGCGGGCGCCGCACTGGTGCGCGTGAGGATGGCGAAAGGCGGCGATATCGACATCCTGGTGCAATCCGAAGACGAAATCTGGCGCTGGCAACAGGTGGACAAGCCCAGTCGCGCCGGCACTCTCAAATCCATCAAGCCCGCATAACGCGGCCCAACAGGCAGATGAATGAATGCCGAGCACATCGCCGACGCGATCAAACTAACCCCAACCGTCGCAGTCGCGGCTACATCGGTGACTGGCGTGGTGCACTGGGACACGGTTTCGTACATCCTCGCGGCGATCTACACGGCCCTGATGATAGGGAACTTCATGTGGGTGAAGCTCGTAAAGCCCTACGTGAAGCGCAAGGTTTCAGCCGCCGTCAATCCTCCCAGTGGCAGTTAACCCGCGTATCGCTGGCGCATCGTTCCTCCTCGTTCTGGCGCTTGCTGGTGGTGTAACGGCGACGTTCGAGGGCAATCCGCCCGTCAGCTACAACGACAGTATCCCGAACAACCCTACGCCAACCGCCTGCCGTGGCCATACAGGCCCGGATGTGGTGGTGGGCAAGCCATACACGCAAGCCCAGTGTGACAAGTGGTTCGTGCAGGACTTGGTGACGGCAGCGCAAGGCGTCCAAGCCTGTGTGCACGCACCGATGGCGCCGAACCAGCTCGCCGCTTTCACCTCAACTTCCTACAATATTGGAATCACCGCATTCTGCCGTTCCAGCATGGCGCGACTGGCCAACGCTGGCGATCGGCTGGGTTCCTGCAAGGCCATCCTGCTCTATGTGTATGCGGGCGGAAAGAAGCTGCTGGGGCTGGAGCGTCGCAGGCAGTCCGAATACAAACTTTGTGTGACGCCATGAACGACACGACCGGATTCTGACCCATGCGACTGCTCGCCATTCTCGCCATGTTCCTGCTGGCGGGATGCGCGGTATCGCCGCACAAGACAACGCACCGCCTGACCTTCGACGACGGCGTTTGCAGCGCCACGGCGGTAGGTGAACACACTCTTTTAAGTGCAGAGCACTGTTTCAAGGGCGCGCACAAGCTCGACGTTGACGGCGTGCCGGTTGCCGTGCTCAAGGTCATGGCCGATGGTGCAGACCACGTTCTAGTCATCGTCACGGCGACGTTTGCCGATGTGGCGCAGATCGGCCCGGTTCCCGAGCAGGGCGATGCGGTGCATTACTGGGGCAACCCATCGGGCCTGTTCGATATGTACCGCGCGGGCTATGTGGCGGGATCGGCGGTAGCGGACGGCCACGTTTTCCAGCTTGTGGCATCCGAGGGTTTTTATGGCGATAGC